CAGAAACATTAACATATGATCCTGGTACTGATGATGTAACTAGTTCTGAAAACCTAACTGAACAAGAGCAAGAGTCTCTTAAGGTAGGTGAAGAACTAGCTAATCAACAAGAACAATTACTAGCAGGTAAATATAAAGATGCAGAAGAACTAGAAAAAGCTTATGTTGAACTTCAAAAAAAACTTGGAGAAAAAGGTTCTGAAGATAGCAGCGAAGCTGGGGACACCGAATCTTCTGACAGAGAAACAGACACAGAAGAAGAGAAAGAAACTGAAGAAGATTTTGAAGCTTATTTAGAAGATGGTTCAGTTAATTATGAATCAGTTAATGAAGCTTATGGTGAAAAGCTAGGCAATATATTTAAGGAATCAAATGTAGATCCATGGAGCATTAGTAAACATTTTCATGAGAATGAGGGTGCTATCACTGATGATATGTACAAATCATTAGAAGATGCTGGTTTATCTAGAGCATCTATTGATTCATATTTAGCTGGTAGAGCTATTGAATCTGGGTATACTCAAGCAGAAGATAATGATATATCTGATGCACAAGTAAATCAAGTTAAGAGCTTTGCTGGTGGAGAACAAGCTTATTCTAATATAGTTAATTGGGCTAGTCAAAACTTAGATCAACAATCTATCGAAGCCTTTGATAGTATTGTAAATAATGGTAGTGTAGAAGCTATACAGTTAGCTGTGTCTGGTTTGAAGAGTCAGTATGAAGCAGCTAATGGATACGAAGGTACTATGTATAGTGGTAAAGCTCCTAATGATAGTAGAGATGTATTCAGAAGTCAAGCTGAATTAGTTAGAGCTATGGGTGATCCTCGTTATGAAAACGATCCAGCTTATAGACAAGATATAATAAATAAATTAGATAGATCTGACAACTTACAATTCTAAAACAATGGCAATGATTTATAATCCATCCGCAAGAACCAATGATTTCCATGTTACCTATACGATAAATGCTACAGGTGATCGTTGGTTCGTACCCTATAATAAAAATAGTGGAACGTCTGATCAAGTAACTAGATGTGATGTATTAGTTGGTGATACCGCAGATGGTACACCAGCAGGTAGTGCAACGGTGGCATCATAATGGCTAGACTTAAAAGAAAGAAACTTCAGATAGCTGGTAAAGGTGGATCACCAGGTCAACCGTATGATCCCCCTAAAGAGGATCCAAAGAATCCATGGGTACCAGCACCAGGTAAGAATAAGTTAGCTCATGGTAAATTCTTCGATGAGTATGGTAGGATAACTACTCAAGACCCTAGTGTAGGTCTTACACCTAGTGGTAAAAAAATAAAGATCAAAGTAGACAAAAAGAAACAGAAGAAGAATAAAGCTAAACATGATAGGTTATACCATGGCGGGAAATAAAGTAGTACCAGGTCCAAAGGATGACCATTATGGTGAACCTAAAGGTACTAAATTTGAAAAGCTTCTGTTAAAAAAGAGAGGTTGGGCTAAGAAGAAGAAGAAAAAATCTAAAGGTATGTACGGGGAAGCATTTGATAACGGATATGCTTAATGTAAGCGTGGCGACCTGAACTTTCATCATCGCCCTTCAACTTACTCATTATTTTAATGAACGATACAGAAGTAATTGCACTT